CCACGGCCTGTGTTCGGCTCGAGGTTCAGTGTATCAATCGGCGGGTCCTGTTGAGCAAACTTGTACTGAATCAAATCAAACTTTGTGATTTGGTCTGGCTGCTGCGAAGGCATCACTGCCTGCTCCTCCTTGACGTCGCTGAGTTTCTTTCCGGCAAAAACCAGACCGACAACGGCGGCAAGACTGAAAGGGTCCATCTATTAGTTAGATGCTATTTTTATCCAACGGGCTCCCTGTGGAGCCCGTTGTCTACTTGTCTGTAGGGTAGCGCTTTGCGTATGACATCGACTGGTACATCGCGTACGTGCTCGTCGGGTCCCAGCTCAGAAACTTGTTTACTGGCTTGTCAATGTATAGCTCTGGGAAGTCGTACGGCTTGTCCGCATAGTACTTGTTATTACGGGTCGTCATCTGGGAACGCAGAGCGTCATCCGTCATCACCATAACCTCGTAGTTGGTGTTTTTGGGACCAAAATACATTCCCTCTTCAACCATGAGGAGGCCGGGCTGAAGCACGCTGCTCGGCATTAATTCTAGGTGATATTTTTTTTAGGGGCATAACATTAATGAGCGGTGGACTCTTGCAGCTCGTCGCGACCGGTGAGCAGGACGTATGGCTTACCGGTAAGCCAGAAGTTTCGTTCTTCCGTTCCAGTTACAAACGGTACACACACTACTCTAATTCCATCGAACGCATGATGATACAGGGCAAACCTGTAGCTGATGGAATGTCGACAATTCGAATCGAAAAAAAAGGGGACATGTTGTCTTACACTTACATAACAGCCATAGACCCAAGCGGTGCCCTGGTGCCAAACATCGACTGGAGTTCCAATGTCATTGACAAGGTTGAGCTGCTCATCGGTGGACAGGTTGTCGACACACATGATTCGTTTTTTTCAACTCGCATCGAACCAGTCACTGGTGCCATGAACATGAACCAACGTCTTTTATCCAGGCAGTCCGGTATTCAGCCAGGCTTTAATGCCAACTCATTTTATCCATTTAAATTCTTCTTTTGCAAAGACTGGCAATCTGCTTTACCGCTCGTATCACTTCAGTACCACGATATTGAATTTCGAATCACATGGTCGTCCAACCTGGGGAGCACATGTGGTGTAAATCTTATTCCAAACAACGGCACAACCAAGTATTCTGATCTTCAGTACATCGTATGGGCCAACTTCATCTATCTGGACCAGGCTGAAAGAGATTACTTTGTTACAAAACCCCAGCACGATATTTTGATTACTCAGGTGCAACGTCAGAGTGTACAGAGCAAGTCCGACATGGAACTAATGTTCACACATCCAGTGAAATACCTGGCATTTCAATCAAACAATTACGCAACTGTATATTCTTCGAGTCCTACAAACGCTCTTACGCTACAACTGAAAACTCAGGTCAACGGTGTTGACATTGGTGATTTCCGCCCCATATCTCAGTGGGTGGATGCGACGCAGTACTACCATACACCATACGGATATGTTCCGACGACATTTACTGCAAACGTGGCAGTCATTCCATTCTGTCTTGACACCGCGAAACTACAGCCGACGGGTACTCTCAACTTTTCGCGCATCGACACATATCGCCTCGTGACTCCACCAGGCATAACACTACAGACGGTGACGAGTTCGAGTGACTCACTGGCGACGACCAACCCATACATATATGCTGTGAATTACAACATACTGCGTATCAGTGACGGAATGGGTCAAGTTTTATACACCTCTTGATTTACCACGGATTAAACTTGTAGAGATACGCGGTCTGTGTACCTGTAAGCAACAAAGGATTTAGGATTGTATTTCCGGTTTGATTATACACCTGCATGTTTGTTCCGGTAAAGGATCCTGGGAGATAAACACCGTTTTCATCAACATCGAAACGACCGTTTATACTCGTACTTGTAGATGCCCCTTGGATTATCCATTGAACAACTCCATCTGTTGTATAGGCGACCACATATGCGTCAAGTGTTCCTTTGCGCGTGAGCGTATATGGATATTGAGTTCCGTCCGCACTGTAAAATGTTGCCGGCAAAGTTCCACTTAAAAACCCAGTTGCGTATACGAACCCGTTATAAACCGCAAGGCAATTGATTCGGGTAACATTTTCTATTTTGGCGGCCCATTTTGGAATTCCATTCGAACCATAACATGCTATCAGTCCGTACAGCGTCGTAGCTGTAACGTTTATACTTGTTTGTACATCATTCAAATCGTACAAATATATCGTACCATTACCATTTCCCCCAACGTACAAACCGGATGAATCAGCAGCTGCGTCGCGGATAAACCCAAAAACACCTCCAGCGGAAGGTGATCCAATACGCACGCGCCACACAATGTTCCCGGTTGTTAGGTTATAAGCCCCAATGTACGAATTTTGTGTTCCAGACGTCGTAAGTTGCAAACAGTTGGACGACGTTATGTCTACGGCTGCACCAGTCACATCCGAATTAAAAAACGTGAGTGTCGAGACATTCGTACCTGCGCTTATATATACTTGGGTCGAATCGACCGCCAAACCATAATTTTCTACTGAACCTGATGATGCACGTTGAACCGAACGCCATGCGAAGATTCCATTCATGTCATATTTTACGAGGTACCCACTATTCAGAGCAGCTGTATTATTCGCAGCCGAAAAAGTGTCGTCCGAGCTATAGAACCTAATGGCTATCGCGCCTGCGCCTCTTCCAGAAACGTACGCACCGGTTGAATCAATTTCGACCGACCATGCGCGTAAAACATTTGTGCTTGAATTCATTCCCCATTTTGTACACCAAAGAGCGTTTCCGTCCAAATCATACTTTACGAGAAAACCTTCACCACCTGTACCGACTACAAACTCCGTGAGTGTGGTACCAAACGGTGTTCCGTCCGAGTTGTTAAATGTAACAGTCCCTGCAAATATACCCACTATATATATCCCGGATGCATCTGCCTTTATATCATTTATGTTTACTGCTTTCCCGGGTGCCCCCATGGATGCACACCAAACGATATTCCCACCGGCATCGATTCGTGTCACGGCTGCAGTTGTCGTACCTATAGATGCAAGGCTTATTGGAAAAATGGATCCGTCTGAATTGTACAACTCCAAAGGCCCGACGGTATATGACATCGAAAGATATGAATCTCCGGCATATACAGTATGTCCTGTGTTGCCGACACCCGTGTCTGTAAATTTCGTAGCCCACGAACTATAGACTGCGTTATAATTGACACACGGAGCTGCGATATACTTTAAAGGTCCGCTAAAAAATGGTTCGCGTGAAATCGGTACGCGTTGAATTTGCGGAATGAGTATCTGGTGACGCTGAGTCGCAAAGAAACGACGCTCGTCTTCGCCGAGGCGGATACAATGCGACCAACACTTGTATATATATTGAGTCGCCGCGGTCGTCGAGTTCCATGTGATATTAATCTTGACGTCAGCATATTTGAGAGCTACAAGCGGCAAGGCTTGGCGGTCAAAAAAGAACCCGAGCGGCTGGAATGCGGGAGTTTGCGAACGTTTCGAATATGTATCAGACTCGATGACCTTCTGGATGGTGTTGATATACACCAGATCATGTATCGCAATTGTTTGATTCCCTATGACGAGCTCGACTGACGAGATAATGTCCATCCATACTGGTTTTGGGGCGAGCGCTCCGGTCGTTTTGTCGTATGCCATGAGGTAGGTATAGCCCAACAGATCGCTTTTTGTGTTAATGACAATCTTTCCATCTGTAGGCACGGTGAATTGTTCGATTGACAATCCGAATGGTGTGTACCGTTTCATGTTTGATCTGTAAAAAGAAACCTGGGGTTTACCAGAAAGCCAAGTGTCCTGTATCCCACGTGCAAGAAGCTGAACATTGGCCATTCTGTTATTTGTGTAGAATTTAATAGTACATCAATGATGCAGAACCGTTGTGGATATCTATGATGTTGTATCCGACACCATAGATATATTGACCAGTGAGCATCGTTGTCAAAGGGACACTCGGTGGTGTAACAATCTCAAACTTATCCAGTCGTGAAAAATTAAGGGTTCCTGTCGGCTGAACCGATGCAGTATCCAGACAGAATGGGATGACTAACACGTTCGTGAGTAAATAGCCATTCTGTGTGTGATAATATGAATTGACATCGGACCATTGAATTAAATGCTGATATTCATTGACATCGGCAGAGTTGACTTTGATTTTCAACTTATAGTCCATTATTTATACTCTAGATTTAAACAACACATGTCTACCGCCCGTTGCCACCACGGAGCTGAACAGTCTCGGGTCCGCGAGCATAGGGACCATCTGGGTTGCATGATGCTGGGTCGTCGCGGCACATGGGAGCAAACGGTTTCCCGAATGCAGCATTGGTGAATGCCGCCTGGTCGTTGGGCCACGTTGACGCAGCCGTCGTATAGAAATTGCGCTCTGCGTCGCGTTTACGCTCAAATGGGTGAATCGACTTCCATTCATTCTTAACCTCCTCTTTCATAGACGGGTACCACGGAGCCTGCTGCGAGATGCTCGGGTCGTCACCGAGCAGATAGTTTGCCATGGGATTGTCGCGCGTCGGCATACGGATACCGCTCATCGCATTTGGACCCGTCGTGACTGTGCGTTTACCGTCTGGAATCATGTTCATGCTGTACAGTACATAAAGAGCAGCAATGACAAGAGCGCCTAGAGCAACGATACGAGCATCGCGGCGAATTAGATACGTGAGCACGACAGCGTACACAATGAAACGCGTCGTTGCGAGCACTCGTTGTTCGGCCGTCTGACGACCAGTGGGCCAAAAATCGAGCAACTGATCTTTTGCAATAAGTTCCCGCAGATCAATCATCGTCTATTTTATACAGAGATTTTGTTTCAAAGCAGAGGACCCCCCTTACCACCCTTGAGAAGAGACGACATCAGACCGTTCATGCTGTTCATAAGAGCCGCCTCGTCGATGGTACCGTCGGGACCGGTTGCCGTATCCTGGAGCTGGCTGGCACACTTCTGCGCCACCGACTCGATCATGTTGAGCGTCTCGGCTGGAAGAGCGGAGATGGTCGTACCGAGAATGTACAGCGTCTGAAGATACTGCCAGATGGCATTCTTCGTCGCCTCGGACAGTTCAGAGTTCCATAGACGAGGAATATCCAGATCGTTCAGGAACGGCACCTCTGCCGCATGCGTCTTGAAAAACTCCTCATCCTTCTGCATCAGGTGGTTCGCAAAAGGCCCGACATTCTCCATAAACTCCTTCAGAGGCTTCTTCTGGTTCGCCTTACGCAGGAGCACAAACGTGTTCTGGTACTTTACCAGCTTCTTCTCAGTAGGAAACGTGAGAACAAGCTCGTCAAGAAACTGCTGCATCATGTCGTTGAAAGCGGTGGTGGTGGTCGCCATTGAGAAACTATACATTGTCTACTTTAAGCCCTGAATGGAGTTGTTGATATCGTCTCTTGATGTCCGCTCCCCTGGTGAACGATGATGTACACGAGCAGACCAACTAGGAATGCCGGTTTGAAATAGGCCGAGTTGGGAAGCGCCTTTTCATTATTTAGTGATGAACGAATGTGAATATATGCAACAGTAACAGCGCCTGCAATCAGAGCAGCGCTCATAGGCTCACGGAAATAGTGATCAGCCATCTACTGTACGTTACGAAAATTTCCTCACTTGTCTGGTGCGTCATCAAACAACGTCTCGTGGTGAACTTTGACTGGAATCTGTTTAGTCATCATGGAAAGAGCTGGACGACCGGGCTCAGGGAAATCCTCGTGCATCGGCGTTCCAGCCTCTGGTGCCGGCGTTCCAGCCTCTGGTGCCGGCGTTCCAGCCTCTGGTGCCGGCGTTCCAGCCTCTGGTGCATCGGGCAACGGCGTTGCAACCGGTGTTGATTCTTCCTCATTCATCTCTGGGTCTGTGGGGTCTGTGGGGTCTTCATTTGAACCACCCATATCGAGGTCACCTGTAAAGTTGGGAATGTATGTATCAAGGATCTGTTGTACCGGAATAAAATCATCGATAACCTCCTTGATCAGCTCGGTGAAACGAGCCCCCATCTTGATGCGACGTTCCTGGTCGGACATCTTATCAACCACGACATACGGATCATCATACAGACTTTTTGCAGCCGCGATGTAGCATGAGTGCACAAACACGTCGTTGGATGGGAGCTTGATGTTAATCTTTTTCGAGTCTGATGAAATACGCACGGCGGACATAATCTTGACTGAAATGACAAACACGGCGGCGAGCAGGTTGGGAAACATAGAGCAGGACTTGATGATTGCGTCGGCATGCTGCTTCCCGATCGTGTTGTTCCAGTGAGGCACCTCCTGGAGCAGCGTCTGGTAGTGAATAAGCGTCTGACGGCCCTTGGACACTTCGATCGCCTTTTTGTACATGTCGTAAAAGGCGTCAATCATCACGGGTGTCATGGCGTTGCACAGTTTGATCATAAATTTACGTTCGGCCTCGACGAGGATAGCTGTCGAGTCCATTTGTGTTAGCGGGTTTATTTTTTTCCACGCAATTTCGCAGCTGTTTTCTGTAAATTGGCGAGCGATGGCAGCGAAATACTCCTCATAGAGTCTTCTTCAGAGTGATCAATGATGACGGGTCCCTTTGGTTTCGTGTTACCCCAGCTGACACCCAAAGTGCCCTGTGCCACCTTGATCACCTTGTACCCCAGGCGATCCAGTTGACGCTGAATGTACATAGTTGTACTCTCAATCTCGTATGCAGGGTATCCAATGGTAAATGGCGGAATTGTCAAAAATAAAGAACGTTCTCCAAGTTCTGACGCAGATTTGATTTTGCGACAGAGCTGTTCGAGAATAGCCTTGTAGGTCGCCTTGCGAACCTCGAGCCTCTTGTGCTCTCGATCAGCGAGATTTTGTGCTGATATCATGTTCTATAATCTACAAAGGTTTTGAATTTTATAAAAAACTCGCGATTTTGTTTCGATTAGCTTTGTTTGGGGAAATTTTGAAATACCTGCCACTGCTGTAGTTCGTATTTTTATTAGCACCAAGTTTGTTCATGATACGTCTGCTATTGTTTGAAATGGATTCTTGGTAAAGGGGAACCTTGGCGTTTATAGCTGCAAGAGCTGCAAGGGCTCGTATTTTTGTACCGAGTCCCTGGCGTCGCGCATTTGGCCTGGTATGTCCCCACGCAATAACAACTCCATTACCCTGACGATGTAAAATGAGGTTCGCCTTATTATTCTTACGGACGAGTCTCATGTTTGGTCCGTTATTTGAAGGCGGTGCAAACCCATTGTTGAGTGTCATAATTCTTATAGTGTAGTTGTTGTATGTATTAACGAGACGATTTAACGCAGTGTAGTATTTTTTCATCTCATTTGTATTTATTTTGGACAATTTGATATTTCGACGTTCTAACATATGTTCTTCTTATAAATTTATTACCGAGCAGAAACAACAGTGCCGTTCCGCGCCGCAACGTCGGCGTTGTTTCTCTCCGACTGACGCATCTGCTCGAGCCAAATGTCAAGCTTGCTCTGGTAGCCGGGAACTTGGGTCTTCAGGTCGGCAAACTGTTTGTCCAGGACAACCTGGGTGTCCTCGAATGTGGTGTATGAATCATCGGGACCGAAGGGCTCGAATACATCAGCAGCTCCGATGCCGGGCTGGGGCTGCTCAGACAGTTCGAGGATGTTGCCGTCACCATCCGCCTTGATGTCGTATTGGACACCAAAGTATCCACGTGTGTTGACGAACATGATACGGGCTTCATACATTGCCGACCCCTGATCACCCTGCATCGAGTTGATGTATATGGTCTGGACTGGGTACACGTCGGGGTTCCTTTTCTGAATGGCGTTGATGATGGTCTGGATCGTGGCTGGTTCCACTGGCTTCATCTCACTGACGTTCACAAATGCCTCCCCGTTCATGAACACACCGCGGTTCCACAGCAGAAATCCCAAAATTGCCAGAAGGAGGAATACGACAATGTCCTTCATATTACTACCAGACGAGAAAAAAGTCCCTTCTGCGTCGTCTCCCTGACTACAAAAAGTTATTCAGTAGTAGGTAATGGCCACTTTAGTCTACAGCGACAAGTGTCCATATTGTTCTCAGGTTATTCAGGAGATTCGTGAAAACCCAGCGCTCATTCATATGATTCGTTTTCATAACGTGTCGACTCAGGGGGTTCCGTCGAAACAGATTACACGTGTACCCACACTTGTGACAAACGACGGTCAGCTACTCGTCGGAAACGACGTTCGTAAATGGATTGAATCGATGAAGCCAGAGGAGCGAATCGAAGAGTTTGACCAGACGGTGCTTTCTGGTGCAATGCTCGATGACACGCACGATAACGATGCCGGGAATTATTTCGACATTGAACACTTCAACATGCCCCTGGCTCCTCCTATGACGCGTGAGCTTGAAGAAAAGGTGAACAGAAAGGTTTCAGATGCATACCAAAAGGGTATAAAGTGAGTTTGCGCTGTCTGTTTATGGTTCGTCTCAAGACGATTCAAGCGAGTGCTTTCCGCACAGTGTTTGAGGTACTCAAAGATATCATCAACGATGTCAACCTCGTGTTCCGCCCAGAAGGGCTCATCGTCGTTACGCTCGACACGGCGCGCGTGACGCTCGTCCACCTCGTCATGCCAGCTGAAAACTTTGAAGAGTACCACTGCGAGGGGGAGCACACGGCTGGTCTTAACGTCTCAAATACATACAAGCTCCTCAAGTCTGTGACCAATACGGATACACTGAGCATGTCGATTGACGATTCCTACCTACTTCATATTCACATTGAGAATACAGCGAAAAAGTCGTCGACATCGTTCGAGTTTAAGCTTCTTGATATCAACGATGATGAACTTTCCGTTCCTGAAATTGAGATGAACGTCCTGACCACCATCCCGAGTGTTGATTTCCAGCGCGTGACACGTGACATGAACAACTTGGCTCAGGATATTCGAATCACACGTAAGAAGGATACACTCGAGCTCGAGTGTGAGGGTGGCTTTGCAAACCAAAAGACTATTATTGAATGCGTCGAACCTGGAAAGGACAAGGCGCTCGGGAATCTGTTTTCACTCAAGTACATCAACATGTTTACACGTGCGACCAGCCTGTGCTCGAGCGTACAGCTGATGCAGCATGACGACGATGATAACATGCCCATCGTGTTCCGGTATACAGTTGCAAACCTCGGTGAACTCAAGTTTTACCTGGCACCAAAGGTGGAGTGACACCCGTTGGGGTTAAACACATCAAGCTTTTTGTGTGTATGGCCGATGTTGTCTTTGTAGTTGCGATTGTTTGTTTCTCTATGATTAGCATTGTTACAGCTTTTACTACTATCATGGTGTGCTTATGTGAACCCACCGGGGACGACCCGCTCAATTAGACATCAACCCACATCATTTGACCGAGAACGTTCTGGACACGAACTGTACCGGAAACCTTTTTTATGAGAACCCATTTGATTCCGAAGGAGATTTTCAACCCTCCTGTGAATGAGATTGATACATGTGGACGAGGAGAGTACACATCAAATGACACTGGTGATTGCGTCGGACCCGCGTGTCGTCTGACAATCTCGGTACATACTGTGGGTTTTCGATCTTCGTCGTTGATGAAAATGGCGCTGTGTACTGGAACTGAAAAGCGAGGGACGATGTTCTGAATAGGCCAGTATCCAATGTGTGTGTATATCTGACCACCAAAGTAGTAATCGACGTGTCCATATTCGCCTGGTTTGAATTCTTCAACTGGTATCAATTCATCACCGTCATGTCTGAGCATTTGATGAACCTGAAAATTTCTGGGTCTACATTGTTCGATGATATTCAAGACCCACATTAACTAAAAGAAAACGATATATTATTTATAATGGAAGGACGCTATCAAGAGCGCCTCTCTGAATTTCAAAAAAGAATATATAAAGGAGAATTAGCTGCTGAACAGGAAATGTATGAATACATTGCAGATTGCATTCCTTTATTGATGGAGTTTGAATCCGCCGGAGGAAAGAAGAAGGATGTGTACGAAAAGTACATGACCGTGGTGGAAAGGAATCACGTAACGCCCATGCAAAAGAAAAATCTGGGATACTTACCCAAATGTAAAGGGTGTGGCTCGTTTGACCATATACTCGATGACGTCGCGAGCGACATGATATGCGTCAGATGCGGAACGACCGATTACGTACAATGTCAAGAAGTGGGATTCAAGGAGGAACAAGAGATGGAACGCCACGTCATATATTCATACCGGCGTGAAAACCATTTCAACGAATGGGTCAACCAATTTCAGGCGAAAGAGTACACGAGTGTTCCGCAAGAACTCATCGACCAGTTACAACTCGAAGTGAAAAAACAGCGCATTAAAGACAAGTTAGACCTGACACATCGCAAAGTTCGTGAAATGCTGAAAAAGATTCACATGAATAAATACTATGAACACGCACCATACATCACAACGATTCTCAATGGGGTGAAACCGCCAGCCATGCCTCAAGCATTGGAAGACCGACTTCGACTCATGTTTGGGCAAATTCAAAAGCCTTTTGAGAAGCATTGTCCAGAAAACCGTAAAAACTTTTTGAGTTACAGTTATGTCTTGTACAAATTCTGCGAACTCCTCGGCGAAGATGAATACCTGCCATGCTTTCCTTTGCTCAAGTCGAAGGAGAAGTTGTACAAACACGATATTATATGGAAGAAAATCACCGCTGACCTCGGATGGCAGTGGATTCCTACTTGCTGAACTACCAGCCCATTTATTTTTCTTTATTAACCTTTACTGGAAACCACCAGTCGATAACCTCACATGCCCGGATGGTCAAATAGTACAGAAAAGATATGACCCGCGTCGACGTTTTAGAGTCGGGGTCCTTCACGACAGTAGAAACCGCCTTTTTCATCTCTGGTGTGAACATTTGAGTTTAAAATGTCGGGTGTTTTTAAATGATGAAATTTATAGTAGCTCTCATGGGTTACAAGCCCAAAGATGTTACGCGTAAAAAGGTGAATCCGCACAAAAAATCAACGTCCAATATTGAAAAGAAATTCAAACGTCTGGTGAAGAATGGGTACTCGCTAAATCGAGCACGATACCTGGCGAAGATGTGAGGTCCTCCACCTCGATGGCATTCCCCGAGTTGGGAAAGTTA